TTCCCCGACAAGCAAAGGTATTCCGACTTTATTTTTCTTAACATTAACTTTCATCAAATATCCAATAGGTTTACTATCCGAATCCTTCAGTGTTGTACTCTTTTTAACCTCCAAACGCTGAGAAGAATAAAACACAAGAGCCTTACCTCCCGTAGTAACACTCGTGTCACCTCCCCACTGCGCAACTTGTATAGACGACCTCAATTGATTTATAAAAATAACAAGTGTCTCTGAATTGATTAATATGTTATTTAGCTTCAAAATACCTTGCTGAATGAGTCGAGCGTGCAATCCCACCATATTATCACCCATTTCGCTCTCAAGTAATTTGGTAGGAGTTATCGCAGAAACAGAGTCCACAACAACAACAGAAAACATATTAGTCTGAACCAATTCGTGCAAAACGTCAAATGCCATTTCACCTGTTTGAGGTTTTACAATCAACAAACTCTTTAAATCTACCCCTAGTCGTTTAGCTTGTGTAGGGTCAAAAGAGTTCTCAGCGTCTATGAAGGCACAGCGACCACCTTCTTTTTGCGATTGAGCAATAGTGTGTAGTGAAAGAGAAGTTTTACCAGCAGAGGACTCACCATACATTTCCACAATCCTACCTTTAGGAAAACCGCCACCTAAAGCATAATCTAAAGACATTATGTTTGAAGATATTTTAGGTATCTCTAAATTAAGAGTATCAATTGTACCTATCAGTCCTTTACCATACTTTTTCTCAACATTAGCTATCAACTTTGATAGCCCCTCCAAACCTTTAATTTCCTTAGTTTCTTTTACTTCTTTTGTTTCTTTTTTAGCCATACTTTACAATAAATGTTTTAGTTTTTTTTCAATTTGTTTTAACGAGGAAAAGCCTAAACTTTCAAAGTGCAAAGATACAACTTTTAACAAGAACACACAAATAAATTTGCAATAAAAAAACTCCCCGCCACAAAGACGAGGAGAAAATTAAAAAAAACATCTATTATAATGAAAAAAGTTTTATTTCAATTAGCTATGCTTAAGAAAGCATTTTATACCTTCCACTACAGCTTTAGCAAAATCTTCCTGAAAGACAGGGTCTCGTAAGAACTTAAAGTCCTCGTAATTGTCGAAAAACAAAGTCTCAATAAGCACAGCAGGGCATCTTGTTTTCCTCAACACATAAAACTCAGCTTCTTTATCTTTATCCCCGTCAGACCAATCCTTTCTCACTTTAAGACCTAATTCACTATACAACTCCTCTACGGCATTGGCTATACATTCGCCTAAAATATCAGACTTTGTCTGACCTGGAGTTGTAAATATCTCAAATCCTCGTGCAACAGTGTTTGCTGCATTACAATGTATAGAGATAAAAAAGGTTTCATCAGGGTTGTAGCTATTAGCTTTCACAACCCTATTAGCGAGAGGAACATCATTACCATTGGTGAAATGGACAGTCATAGCACATTCCAATTCAGGAATTTGCGATTTTATTTCCAAAAACAATTTCTCTCCAAGCCAACGATTTATAACACCTTCGTAGGCTACATCACCATTTGAGAATCTGTGCATTTTGGCAGGAGCAGTGGTGTATTTCCCATCATTGTTGAAACCACCGTGCCCAAAGTCCAAAACGACCCTTTTGTATTTATTTAGATTCATTTTTGTAGTTTATTTAGTTAGCGGTCTTCTTCAGTTTCAGGTTTGTCTACTTCAGCTTCCTCCACCTTTATGTCCTCTCCTGCTATAGTCTTAGATACCCTTTTTAATCCAGCAACCTGTAAAATATTTAGTAGTTTATCCCAAAACTTAAAGATTGCGGGTTTATCTCCAGATGCTCTCTCAAGGTTCTCACCTATGGATTTCCACTCAAATCCTATAACTATGACCCAGAACCACACAACAACCCATAAAAAGGCGGTGTACATCCAACCAGAACCTGCCAATTCGGCAATCAAGGCTAAGAATGTCAAGGCAACAGTCACCATAGTTACGGAAAAGAATTTCCAACCCGTGCGCCACATCTTAAAGGATTGTATCACCTTTGGTTGTGGGTTATTCCTACGAGCATTCACTTTCTTAGCGGCATAAATTCCTGTAACCATATCCACAGAAGTGAAAAGCACAAAAAGGAATAAGAAAACACACTCTACCATTAAAGGTAGCAATATGTGAGATTTGTCAAAGACCTTAAAAACAGAAAAGATTTCAGTTATGCTAATAGAACTAAAAAAGGCAGAAAACATAGACAAGCCACCATTCTTAGCAAACACCATTTTCTGAAAATACTCCCCTATAAGCGAAATTTGTATTGTCATTTTATTTCAGCGTGCAAAATTAATAATTATTATGGAAATTTCAAAATCAGTTGAGATAATTTACCTGAAACCTCCTCTAATTTAGCAACTAACTCATCGGTATTTTCCTTAGACTTAGTTTTTAAATCGTTTATCTTGTTACCTAAATCTTCCAGTTTTGAAAGAGCTTCAAGTATTTTCTTATTGCTCTCATTCAAACATTTTAGTTCATTTAGGGCGAGAATATAAAATTGTTGTGACATCTCATTTTAAATTTTAAAGTTAGTAATAAAAGAAAAAGGGGCACTTAAGCCCCCTTTTCACTCTTTCACAGCGAAAGGAGTAAATCCTCAATTACTGTGCAAGCGCACGAACAGGCTCGATTCCGTTCGCAGAAACCAACAAATTCAACAATTTTTCAATCTCTTGATGTTTGCCAACCTGTACTAAAATGTGGTATTCCACATTTGAAGAGTACTTTTGAGCAAACGATTGAGAATAAACTTCTCGCTCAACCTCAATTGCGTAATCCACAAATTGAGCACCCGCAGGCATTAGAGAAGCCTCCCCAAGAAGCATCTTGGTTATGTTTTCCTCGTGACCTTCTTGACCAGTGAAGAAAGTACGACTCATATTCTCAAACTGCCACAAGTTACCTCCTACGTGAGTACGAGGGGCTTGTCTTGATATATATTCAACGTGGAAAGGTTCTTGACGGCTATCAAATGCCATTTCAGGAAGGTCATCAGGGTAACCACCTGAAACTTGAATAGCTACTGAGCTTTCAGTAAATGCTATTTCATTCTTCATATTTTCAGAAGGGTGGATAGCATAAGTCTTACCTTTAATACGTAAACCAACTTTACAATCAGTACCTAAGTTAAGTTCTTCTTTCAACACCCAAGAACGTCCATCATAAGGAGCAGGGGCTTCAGTAGAATATATACCTTCAAAAATAGGGTCTGCACAACCATCAGGACATACAATGTCACCTATAACCTCTACTTTATAACGAGTCTGACAAGCTCCTGAAAGATTAGCAAGTTTCACTGTTGGGTAGAACTTCTTAAGTTCATCAAGGCGATTAGAACCGCACTTGGTGTCAGGTAAATCTATAATGTACTCTTGTTTAAGGGCTTTACAAGTCTTAACTTTCTTCCACTCAAACTCCTCTTTAGAAGAGTTCTTACAAACAGAGCTAACCTGACCAACAAGAGTAAGTACTACTGATTTATCCTTATTGGCAGCCAATCCTAAGAAAGTATCTATCTTAGACTGCGCAAGTTCTTTATAGGAAACAAAAGAATAAGTGTAAAGACCTTCTTTTGTAGAACCACCCGCAACAACAGATGTCTGAACAACACCCACATCTGGAGTGGTGTCTATACCTTTAATCGCTGTTTCAGCAGCACCATCAGCTATAGTTAAGGTGTATAGGTAACCCCCTTGAACAGCAGACCAGGGCGCAGTAGAACAATCTTCGCAACCCTTAATAAAACTTGCTACACCACGTTTGAACTTAGCAGGAGCAGCAGCAGACGCAATTTGTACAAAACGATAAGTGGTCACATTGTCCTTACGACCCTCGCGAACAATCTTCAAATTAGGGTATTGAGATTGTACAGCACCTAATGCTTCAGGAGAACCATTATCCACAATGTTCAACTCATAAAAGTCAAAATTAGCATAAGTAGCAGCCCCACCACCAGTACATTGTTTAATGACGGTCATTTCCATAAGTTCGCTGACAGACGTACCACCCTTAAGTGGGGTGTTAAGGAATGTCTGATAGCCCGCCAATAGGATTGGTAGAGGGTTCACTGTAGCACATTCGTTGCAAGCACCATTACAGTTGTCTTTAGGGTAGTAAGAACAACGTTTTGCGTCAAGAGGCATCACCAAATCAACGAAGCCTTGAGGGTATCCCAAAAGACCCACTTTCTCACCTGATAAACGGAAGTGGATTTCCTTATGTTCACCAACGCCAAAGGTCAAAGAAGTTTTAGGGTCTATACCATTAAAACCGATTATAACTTCATCAACAGTTTGTTCGGTTTTTTGAGGTGCTGAAGCTCTTAACCCTTTTATTTTTCCAATCTCAAATGGGAATGTAGAAGACGGAGTCTCTGTGTTATTACCCACTTTGATTTCTACTTTCTCTTTTAGTGGGAGATTCTTAAAATTGGACAAAGCCTCCATACCTTGAGAGTTGTGCTTAGTGTTCACTTTAAAAACACCCAACTGCCCAAGAGCAAGATTTATAGAACCCCCTTCTGTTTTTACCGCCCCTGTAGATACAAGCGTGCGGTCATAAGGTTTATGTATAGCCATAATGTTTTAAATAATATTAAGCGTTATATTAAAATTTTGAAATTTTCTTAGCATTGTCAAACTGATAACGTTGTAAGTTCTCTGTATTTAAGTCAAAATCAGCAACACAGAACTCAATTATCCGCTCAACTATTTTATCGTCCCATTCTGGGTCCATATCTGTAGAATAATCTCCGTTTTCCTTTATGTACCCTGACATATCAACCGCTCTAGGATAACGATAATAACTAAGATAAACTTCAGATATTGAGAAAGAATCCACATAAATTGTAATTCTATCAGACGAGAAAGAATAAAATGTCTCTCTCCACTTAAACGAAGGCTTGTTGTATTCGTCTTGTAACAGCTCGTGAATGTTTTCGTTCTTTACCTCCCACAAGTTGATATACTTAGAGGTACAAGCACCACTGCCTGATTTAGCTTGAACATTTACAAAAGCAAAGTAATCGGTGGGTAATTCGAAATCGTAATGATTTACAACATTACCTGCGAAACTTAACACTCTGTCTTTTACCAACATTTTTTGAACATAACGAATGTCATCTTCGTTTCTTTTTTCCAACACATACTCTAAATATCGTATCTGCTTGGCGTTAAATAGAGATACAAACCTACCAACATCTACCGATATGTTATCGTTTGTGTAATTTTTATTCACTTTTTCAAGGAACTTTAGGTAGGCTGTACCAATATTCATAATATATAATGGATTTAATAATCAATTGTTTGCTAAACTTTTACAGCTCTAAAATAGTGGTTTTTAGGTCTTCAAAGGTCTTATCAGAATTTATTCTGCGAGCTGCAGTTTTCAAATCACCACCAACAACAGTTTCCTCAAAGTAGTAAGCACCTCTGTCTCGTTCTATAATTTTCTTCTTAACAGCCAAAGGTAATTTGCTGTAAAGGAAGACCTCATCAGTTGTATCTTTGTCAGCGTACAAATTGTAAGCGTCTAAGAAAGCCTGAACATTATCAGCACTACTATCAACCCAGTTAGAGAACATTCCGTCCTTAGTTCTATCGTCAGCACTGCTATCAAAAGCAGAGAAGCCAACATAAGCCATAATAGCTTTTAGTCCTCGAACGTCAGTAGTACCCAACACTGTATACATCTTAATTGCAGACATCTTATTGGCAGAACGTTCTGCATTTCGACTACGAACCTTAGTTTCATCTTGAACACAATACATACTATCTTTAAAACGATAGTCGTTAATAAACTCTTTAGGTGTAAGTTTAAATGTTCGTAGTGCCATATAAAGGTCTAAACGATGTTCTGGACTATTCATATTAAACACTTGACCGTCCATCAAGGTAAAGTACTTAGCTACCCAAAAGCTGTCATTCTCGTGACTTAGAATACCTCTTCCATATTTGCGTTCGTAAGGTTCTACTATATTTGTTCTTAACGACTTAACTATCTCATTAACTTCGTTTATATCCATTGATGCGTAGCAAGGTGACTCAGCATAAAGCCCTGTGTCCCACACACCTGTACTATTTCCATAGTCAGTAATAATGTATTTACATTGGAACAAATCTAAAATTCCTTCTGAAGGGAATTTAGTAGCACCCTCTTCAGGATAACTATCCTCTCTATTAGAATCAGGTTTATGAGTAACTTTGTAAACAACACCTTCTGTTATAGTTAGACCATTAACCTCTACTATTTCTTTTGTTTCTTTTATTTCTTTTACTTCTTTTGTTTCCTTCGTTTCCTTAGTTTCCTTAGTATCTCTTCTTGAAGCCATAATTATGTTGAAATTTGTTTTGTTTCTTTTAAAAGAAAGGGGTGAGGTTTTAAGTCACCCCATTCTAAATATATAAGCGAAAAGCGAAAAACCTAAATTATACAAGCTCTACAATTATAGTGCGAGATTTGTCTTTCAACCAAATAGCACTTGATGAGTGAGCGAAGAACTCTTCACCCATTGTGTTCATAGAACTCAATATCTGACCACCATTACTATTGCTACTCCAACGACCGCTTCTACTACCATACCAGTAACTTCTACGTTTTGGCTCTACTCGCCATACGTTAGCACTTGTGTTGTAACGATTGTCAGCCATTTTAACAACCTTAGCACCTTTAGCTACCTCTTTCTCAGCATTAGAGAATTTAGGGTCTTCTGCGTCATCTATTATCATCATAAATGATGTACGAGGATAACCATCAGCAAAGAAACCTCTTTCTTTAGAGTCAGTCAAGTGTTGGTAGTCCAGTGTAGGGTCGTGTTCAATTTCCACAATACCGATTCCGTCAAACGGAGCACTCACAAAACGAACAGTCTCAAGTGACAAGTTCTGCAAGTCTTTACCTGAAACAGGCGATTTAGGAAGTATTTGAGTGTGGTTCAATAGAGGACTAAGAGCGTGTAGTTGAGCCATTGCCTCGTCTTTGAACAACTGCATTACGTTCAAATAAGCCATATAACCTGCACGAACCTTTATTCTGCGTTTATGTACAGGAATAGAACTATTTCTAAACAAGTAGCTTGATATTTGACGGAAAATACCACGAGTTATACCCATTGGTTTAGCGTAAGTTATACGATAACCTCTACGCAATTGGTGAATGTAACCCTCATTCAAACGTTTTGTACCATTAATATCAGGTATTAAAGCACCGCGTTGGAACATATTTTGATATGCCTCAAGTTTGTGCAATTCCACACCTACAAGGAACTCCCAAGTTTCAGCAACCAAACCTTGAGTTGCTTTACCATTAGGTAATGACTTATAAACAATAAATAGGTCATTGTCTTTAAAGTTCATATTACCTGTAGAGTATTGTTCTTTTAGCATTTCCAACCAAGCCAAACTACGCTCAGTGGCATCGCTAAGAGACTTCATACCTGCATACATAGAAACGGCAGTTTCAACACCCCTGTGGTTACCAAGAGTAAATTCTAGGGTCATTGTACCAACGTTTCCTGCGTGTTGGATACCTGAGAACTGAGTTGAGAACTCACCAAGAGCGTGACCAACTTTGAAGTATTCTATACCAGGTACCAGTTTTTCAGGAGGGAAATACCCAAGAGTACCGCCAACATACTTAACAGTGTGAATGTAAGTATCACCTTCTCGGTAGATAGTTGCGTCCTCACTTACAATAAGTTGTTCTCCCAACACAGAGTCGTAAGTTAAAACGTCACCAGGACGATATTCTCTGTCCAAACCTATAACAAACGGAGTACCATTCAAACCAGGTCTGTCATACAAATCAGATGTGTCCTTGTTAGTTTTACTTGAATAAGTTTTGGTTACAGGCACATCGTAAGTAAAACGACCTCCTATACCATCTGTCTCTATGATAGCACCAACATCATAAAACCATCGGTAACCAGGTATAGGTTGTTGTGCCATCGAACTGAATAAATTTATCAGACCTATATGACGCTTCTTAGGGTCAGCGTGATACCAAGAAGACAGCGTAGCCATATCAAGAAAATCCTGCGAAGTAGAAACCTTCTCAGTATTTGTAAGTGCCACAACCTTATCCCCGTTAATCACTCTCGTCTGATTTTGAATATCGGTGTTAAACATAGTCTTTTATTTTTAAATTTAAGAATATTTATTATTTATCAAAAAGAAATGAAGGGTCAAAAGTCTTTTCCTCGTAATCTTCTCGACTACCTTTATTAGTAGGTATAGTCAAATTAGAAGATTTACTCTTAGGTACTAACCTTATAGACTTCATTGTATTTATTTTATCTTCACGAACGCGTCTTTCAGAAATTTGTTTGTTGTATTCCTCCTCATTAGCAATCAACATTATTATTTTTGCAGCCTTATCTACGTCTCGCATAGCCTCGTCAAACATCAAATCAATCTGAAAAGCACCTTCTTTGCTTCTTTTAGTGGCTAATTCAATAAGTTTATTCTTTACTGAATCTTTAAGTTGGAATTGTTTATCAAAACTTTCGTTCAACTTACCACGATATGCCTTTATATTCGCTTTTTCCTGTTCTGCTCTTGCCACAGCTTCTTGTTCAAGAGCCTCCATTTTCATATCAATTGCTTTTTGCAACTGCTCTTTAGCGGCTATGGCAGTTTCTTTCAATCTACCATTCTTCTCGCGAATTTCTATAATATCTTGGATTTCTTGTTCATCAAGTTTATTTTCTGTTGCATAGCGCAAATAAACCATCTTACGTTGGTCTTCCACCTTTTCCAAATCAAGGGAATCGATTGGGTTTTGGTAGTTGTTGTAAGTCTCCATAGCAGAGCGGACATTACCACCTTTTTTGTCCAATTCTATAACTCGTTTCACAAAATCAGAAACACCTTCAACAGATATTTTGTTTTCAGCAGCCTTATTTTTAGCTTCTTCTGTCTTTTGTTCAATTATAGAGTAAAACAAATCTTTGTCAATGTTCACCTCATCTAAAGGTATAACATTACCTTTTTCATCCTCAATACCTTCAAAACCCTCCCACAAACCATTCTTAACTAGGTCCGATATTAAGGATTTGTAAAGAACTGATTCACTACTCTCTTGTGTAGAACCCCCCTCTGTGTTGTTACCACCTTCAGTAGGCTGATTAGAATCCTCCTTCTTAGTAGGCTCTTGTCCATTATTACCTCCTTCTGTAGGAGTAACATCTTTGATTACAACACCTTCGTTTTCAGTCTGACCTCCATTCTGACCTGCTGTCTGACCTTCATCAACAACTACAGTGTTCTCACCATCTTCACCTTTTATAGTATCTATTACTTTATTAACATCTACTTCTTTAGGTGTAGATTTATATTTATCTGCGGGCATCTCCAAGTTTCCAAGAAAATCTTCTATAGAACCCATCGTTCCTACGCTAATACCCTCTGTTCCAGTGATTTCAAAATCCATAGTGCAAAATTATTAAAATTGTTGTTTCTTTCAAATTGGATAATTTTTAAAAAATACTTGCATATTTGAAAAAGTACTTTCAAAATTTAAAACTCGAAATATTATTGAAAATATGTAAGTATTTTTTGAAATATACAAGTATTATTTAAAAATGTATGTTTTGTTAATTTTTGTTAATTGTAGCTACATAACGTTTAGTATCGTCTTCTCTCTTACGTTGCTCTAACTGAGCAATTTCATTATTCAACTTAGCCCAATCTAAACGTCTTGCCTCCAACTTGTCGTTTTCGTCTATCTCCAACTGCTTTTGTTTCATACTAATATCAGCAGCCATTTGTTCTTGTTTAACGTACATTTCACCAAGAGTGCTGATTTTTTGTATTTGTTGTTCGTCAGCATTGTTGTCAGCGGCTCTACCTGCAGCATCTACAATCTTAACCTTAATAGCGTTTTCTCTATCTTTCTGTTTAGAATACTCGTAACGTTCCCAATCTTTTTGAGCCGCTTGTTCAGCAAGTTCCGCCTTTTGTTGTTCTTGTTGTAACAAGTTTTGTTGTTCTTGTTGCTGCATCTGTTCTCTGCGAACACGTTCCATACGAGCTGTCTCAATCAAACTAACAAGAGTGTCAGATGTAAGTAGTTTTGCAACAGCAAACTCATCACTACCCATTGTATTGTTGTTCAATAGATACTGACGTATCATCTCAACTAACTTTCTTTGTTTAGAAGATGTAGTAGGAATTATATCGAACTTGCGCAATTGGAAATATGGGTCAGAGAATTTCAAGAACGCTTTCTCTGTATCTGACTTGGTGTAATAAACCGTAATATCCTTATCGTTCTTTTGGGCGTATTGAGCCACGTTTAAGTGTATCTCCAACATTCTCTTCTTATACTGAGAGAACTTGTCAAATATGACCTCTGTTTGCGCGTACGAGGCGTCTTGTGATTGTTTTACACCCTCTGCAGTTTCGTATTTTATTGCCTGACCCAAACGTTGAGGATTAACACCTAACTTCTCGTAAGCCATTCTTTTGTAGGTTTCAGCTACTTGGAAACGAGCCAATATCTGATTTGTGAAAGTTAAGTCTTGTGCCGAGAATTGATTGAAAATACCACCGCCTGCTAAATTCTGTTTAGAACTATCTACTACAAATAAACCAGTTGATTTTATCAAGTTATGTAGGTGGGTCAGAGTCTTATTTGTGTTGTTCCATTCTTTAAATTCTGACGGCAACCACTGCACGTCAAACATAAAGAACACACCCATCTCCTTAGCCATAAGCTCTCTGACTTGATTTAAGGCTATGTTGTAGCCCACTTGGAGTGGAAATATCTTCTCAGCAAGCGAGTGGTCTATAAGTCCTGCAACAGGTAATTTCACATCATAAACATTACTGTCTCCCTTTATCTGATACTCTGTAGCACCAACTTGTAGATACAAGGATTTTTTAAGCCTTGTATTCATTTGGTTGATTTTTACACCTTGATAAACAACAGGAATATAATCCCAAACAATAGTATCGGCTTTAGGGTCTTCCTCAGCCTCTGATATTGAAACATTTGATAATTGTTTTATATCGTACTCTTTAATATATTCAGGCAGTAACTCCTCAGAAATAATCTCTTGTGATAAACGTCCGTCTTCTGTTTCGTAAGTCAACAAGCCAACAAGTTCATAAGAAACCCAATACGCCTCCACAACCTGCACTAGGTCCCCACGTATTTGCAAGTCGTTGCGTATGCTGTTGGCGAGACTTCTTGAGTAAGAATTAAAATCATTTATTGAAGGTAGAAATACGCGCTCTTGTCTCTCATTTCCGTCAGCGTCTTTGAATGTCATCCAACCCATAGGCGCGCCCGTGTTCTCCTGCAATTCTAAGAAATGCTCGTATTCGTGATATTGTTCAAAAGGGAGAATTTCCATACCCTCATAGAACTGAAATAGGTTCTTAGAAAATGTTTGATTTCCTTTGCTACCTTCGTCTGTTAAATTCAAGACCTTCGATTCGTAAGAGTCTGTACCTAACAAGACCTCTTTCTCTTTACGAGTTAGTAGATGTCCATACTTAGCTACAATTTGATTAGGTGTGTAGAAATGTACTCGTCCTACATATTCTCCGTCTTGTACATATTTGGTATCCAGGTCCTGTGAGAAGAATGTGTTGAGTGGAGACCACGTTTCGGGTGCGTAGTAATCATACCCCAATCGGAAGTGTCGGAAACAACGACCTGTAGCAAGGAAGTCTATAAACTCATTCCTATCTTTCTCATCGTGATAGAAACGTATGTGGTCTTGTTCCAATGTGTGTTCAGCCCAATCTACAGCAGCCACCTTCCACGTTTTACTCATATAACGCTCAATCTCTTCAGGTGTCTTTTCTTTAATTTGCTGTTGAACCATTTGTTTGTATTGAGCAGCCTCCTCTTCTGATTCAAATTCCTCTGTGGGCTTATCTGGATTTATCCCATTAGCAATCAGTCGTAGTTTTACTTCCTTGCTAAATTGTTCATCTATGTATTTATGAAGAAGTTCGGTTTTCTCACGCACGTATTCATTTTCAGAAATCTCATCGTCAGTGGCAACACCAAACTTGTCTGTATTTTCTATAACCTCCCCCGCAAACAAATTTATAATACCACCAATCAAATCGTAGTGTTTTATGTTCGCAGGGATTTGCATTTGGTTGAAAGCCTTCTCTATCTCTCGAAACTGAGGAAACGTTTCACTCAATTCTGAAAAAGCCATTTTACCTTCTATCATTCGATAGAAGTCTTTAAACCTTAAATTTTCTCTTAACTGCTTTACACCTATTCTTTCTAAGGCGTCCATTGTAGCCCTTTTCCATTTGTCATTCTTCTTTCGAGCAGGAACGGCTTGAGGAGGTAAGATAGAGTTACTTCCTAAAATGGGGTTCTGTTTATCCCAAAAAGAAAAATTATTAGGTGAATAAGTAACGTTCATTAATTTATAAATGTTTAAAACACAAATATATACAAAAACGTTACGAAAAACAAATAAGTAATTTTTTAAAAAATATTTGTAAAAAAACCGACTGCTTACAAAAATATAAGCAATCGGTAAAAAATAATTAATATATGACTTTGAATGAAATTAAAATTTCTATTGTAAAAAATTTGTAGAGTAAGGGGAAATTCCGTACCCGTAAGTATTTAGAGGAGAGGAAGAATAAACACTGTTGAATTGCAATTGTTCAGCCTTGTATCTCTTTATCATTTCATCGTCCTCCATTACTTTTTTCTTAGGATACCAACCCATACTATCCCAATAGTCAGCCAACGCTAATGCGTGTCCAAACGCAACCAATCTGTCAGCATTCATTCCTGGATAATACTCTGTCAGCTCTTGTAACAATCCTGGGTCAGGTATTCTAACTATACCTCGTTTTGTTAGTTCCTCTCCCTCCTCGTTATGACCAACAGTTATCCATTCGTTTGTGTAGTTCTGTACTAAACCGAAAATATAACGTTGGTTCACTGTTGAGGCATTTAGTCCTATTTTATTGTTTTGTGTAGCTTTAGGGTTTATTCTACCTTGAACTAATTCCTCACCATTAGCAAGGAGAATTGTATCCTTACCTCTTGAACGTAGGTATATTTGGAATGATATATCTGCGTTTTCCATCAAGCATTGCGCCCCATAGCCCTCAAGCAGCATCTCACACGTTTGGTTAAACGTTTCAATCCTATCAGGACGTGCTGCATACACCGCCACAATTTTGTTAGCAAAAGGGTCTTTGATACCAACAGCACGTTTGTATATGTATAGAACCCCTACCGAATCTGTACTCGCCTTATCGTGTTTGTAGGCATCAAGACCTGCACAATAAGTAAAATCAAACTTAGGGTTTTCAGGTGGGTCTTCAAATATCACCACAGGAGCATCAGCATTACCACCTTTGAAAGGGAACACCGCCAACTCTTTATCTGAAAAATAAAGCTGAAGTCTTTTAGTACCCTCATATCTTGTTATCTCAACCTTTTTACCAACCTGTCCTGTCTCACGCAAATTTTCCAAGTGTTCCTGTCCCTCCTTAGCACAGAATGGGTTTTCAATCCTGTTTACGAAACACTCCATTGGGTCAAATGGATAACCCATCTTTTCCTGAGCCAATGCAGAAGGGTCATTCTTTTTCTTAGACCTATCCTCCTCCATAACAGCCTTAGCATTCTCCCAATCTGTTATGTGTAAATCTATTTTACGAAGACTTTCACTATTAGCCTTCATAAATTCCTCAAAGCTGACAACTTTTTTCCTTAGACCTGTTTTAAACGACATCTGACCTGGTATAAATATACCAAACTTACGCCTTTTCCAAGTTATGAGCCTGCTTTCAGGTACATAGTTTTCTAGGACCTCCCAATCCATAGGTAATATTGCATACGCTTCTGGATTTAAGAGCATATCTTGAGCGTCTCTCGACAATTCTTCTTCACCTCCTGTACCTGTCAAAACAACAGGACATCTTCGTCCTTCAGGTGTATCAAACGAAGGTAACGCTTGCTGATACATCAGCTTACAAGAAAATTTACCTATCTCATCTACCGCAAACACACTCGGAGAACCCCCCGCAGTTTTAACGGCATCTTGCTTAGCACCTGAATTTACGTTAGAAATAAATAAGTCGTTATAAGGAATAGCTTTACCATTCTTTAGTTTCAACCCAAGTTGTATATGTGTGTCCCAATCTTGTTTGTTATTGGTCAATCGGAAAGCGGGGTGTACATTAGTAAAGGCTATTGCCATTGTCTTTGTTAGCTTCTTCAAATCTCGGTCGCTACCACCAACAACATAACCCTCACCATTTCTAACCACCATAGAACGCCAAGTAAGTAGAGAACTCTCAATAACCGTCTTACCGTACCTCCTGGTTCCGAAAATAAACAAACTTAAATTCTGTTCTTGAGCTCTTTGATAACTATCGACAAAGAATAACTCATTGTCACGCAGCAAAGGGTTTCCAATGTAAATCGACTCTGCAGGGTCATAAAACGGAGCATTTTTGAACATATTCATTGGCATATCCGTCTTGAAAAAGTTGATGTGCCAATATAGTAGAGGGTGTATGAAAACACCCGCTATCGTTACCCCATTTTTAATTTTATAAAGTTCCTCCTCGTAAAAATCTAGTGTGTCCTTGTTTTGTTCGTAATAATGCTTATTCAAATCATAAGGAGGCGGATTCTTTATGTTCCTGAACATCTCAGTACTATTCATAACGTCATAAACGGTATGATTGGCAATGTCAAGTGCGTCAACCTCGTTTAAAGTGCTTCTGACATTTTTCAAATGTGGAAAAACCTCCTCCATTGTTGTAGACATAAGGAATGGGATTTTTTCGTCAGCCCTTATAGGTACTTCAATGTTGTTTGTATCATCTTCATCTATCTCCAATGCGTAATACTTTTCAGAAATCTTACTATGGTCAGAGGTGATTTTTGTCTGAAACTCAACCTCCTTCATACGCTTAGCATCGTCTTCGATAACCATAAAAAGATTATTCTGTGCGTACGACATACATCTATCCATATACAAGTTGGTAGGCTCTAACATTAAATCAAGGAACTCTTTTACATATTGATATTTTAAAAAGGCTTTGAACTGCTTTGTGAAACGCTTGGCAATTTCTAAAGACATATTCACAAAACCTTGTTCTATGTCGTAAGCCTTGACAGGATTATCATCATACACCCAATTGTTAGCTACGAAATAATCACGATACCTTTTAAAAAGTCCCTTGTAATTATCAATAACTCGGTGTATTGGGGTTTTCTTGTCGAAATTTACTATAGGAGGGTTTGGGGCGTTTTTAACAACTTCTTTATCCTTGTTGGTGTTGGTAGTACCCTTTTTCTTTAAAGCCTCTTTTTTCGCCATTATTTCCTATTCTATCTCCTCGTAAGCAACTTCTTCTACAGCAGGTGCAACCACATCAACAGCAGAGTTGTAATCAACAATCTTAGCCTGCTCTTTCATCTTGTTAAAGTTCTCTTTTGCGTCTCTTATAAATTGTTCTTTAAGGTTAGAATTGTCCTGTTTAGAAATGTGGTCTTTCATAAGTTTGACAACCTCATCATTCTTAGGTACTACCTTACCTTCAAAAAAAGCGAAAAATTGTGCGTCCTCCTCTTGTTTCAAAATTGTTTCCAACTTCACAGTTTCCTCTTTTGAGAACTCAACGCCTTCGTCTTTGGCAAGTTTGTATAATTCAGCAACATTTGCATAAACTTTTATAATTTCCCCTTCAAACAAGTTGTAATAAATTCGGTCGAACTTGTAGTTATCGAACAAATTATCGAAATTTTCACCTTTGTTAATCAAACCCAACATTTCATCAACATTGGCATTAATTCTCTTAGATTCTTCTGTCATAGTAGTAAGTAAAACCTCACTATATCTTAACAAATCCAGAACCTTATCCTTCAAGTATTTCTTTGTCATCTGTATAAGTAGTTTCTTCGTTGTGTTGTTTTATTTCTTCAATGGCTCTTTCTAAAGCTGAATAAAAGTCCTCGTCTTTCACATCAAGCAGCCACGCAATGCAACCATTCTGTGGTTTCTCCCACAGGATAGGTTTTCTCAAAAAAGAATAAAGAAGCGCACCAAAAGAATAACCCTTTGGCAACACCTCATTTAATTCTTCGAGTTTTAATATGTTTAAATTCTTATAATTCATTTAAATTGTCGAATTTGTTGGTTTCGAGTTCTACCTAGGTGTAAAACGAAACTCAAGTTTTGTGTTCTTAACTCCTTCAGAACTTTCATAAGTGAGCGATACAAATTTCACAATTCCAACCCCACTATCTTCTTGCGAAAGGTCAAAAACAACGTTCAGTTCGTCAACGCCCTTAGAAATACTTTCTCTGAAAACTCTTGTGCAGTATCCGCAACCAGGAACTGGTTCGTACAATCGGTAGGCGTCCTCCTTACCTTCAATCCTCACTCTAAAAGAGTTTTCAACATTTTTATCAATCTCTCCGCACTCTGCTACGAAATGAGAGCCGTCAATTGATAAATCTAAATTCATCTTGTCCTCAGACAAGTTAATAACATTTACGTCTGTCTTTTTCATCGTCTCTACTTTTATTCTATTCCACTTGGGTTTCTGACCCAAATATACAGCTCCACAAACTTCTGTTTCAGATGCTGTTTTTTGTTCTATCTGACAACCGCAAGCTGTACAAAAAGGCTTTTTAACAACAGTTTTTCTTATTTCCTCAAACACATCCGTCTTTTCTTTGTTTAAGCTGTTTAAAGGGCAAGAGCTGCATATTTCTCTCCTTTTCCTAAGTATGTTCTCATCAATGTTTGACTTCTGTGTGAAAGCCCTTACAATTGTCTGTATTTTACCAACCTTTTCCAAAATTTATTTATCAGCTAATTCTTTTTGAAAATCCTCTAATTCCTCAAGTTTTTTACCACGAGCAAAAATCCAACTTTTATGAGTAGGAATACGATAGTGATAAGAAATGGTTTTTGGCAATTTCTTCATACTTAAACTCTTCTTATAATCTTGAAGTGTCGCGTATTTCTTCCATAAACCTTTTAAAAGTTTCTCATCTTTCTCCTTCAACCCACCATCAGTTCTTTTCTTAAATTCTAATCTTCGTAAATTTTTAGAAGTCTCCTTTTCTGTGGCATAGAAATAGCCAAGTTTAGGTATCTTAACCGCTACGTGTTTTGACTCTCGAACAACTTTATCCAAATAACCAACAACAGTGTAATAAACTTTTGAAACCTCCTTCTCACTTATATTCAACTCCTTAGCAACTCTTTTGATTATGTCACTTGTGAAAGCTATATCTGATTTCTGTTCTGTCATTTTTCAATCGTACTAATCAGTAACAATCTCAAAACCCTTATCCATTTCGTCAGTTCTCTTTCTAAATCGAATGTTGAAAGATGACTCTCGACCTGCGTCAAGGAAGAAGTCTCGCAATCGTTGTAGTTCTTGGCACAAGCTGCGTTTCTGTGTGTTGTACGGGTCTCTCACCAAGAATTTCTTTCTGGTAAGTTCAGCGTTGATTTGATTCAAATTTCGAATGTTTGTCTCAAGAGCTTTAACAATCATATCTTTGGTAGATTGTGAGTACCCCATTGCCATATAAAACGCCAATACTTCTGCGCCTTTTTGTTTTAAGAAACTTTCGCTATGATGTAAATTCACAATTAGCGCATAAATTGTCATAATCTTTCTACAAATATCCAACTTATCGCTAAATATTATGTTGAAATACTGAATTTTCACATTCTCCAAAAACCGAACATCATAACCCTCTTCAGTCAAACAGTTTTTAACATCAAGGTTCATTTTTTCTGAGCCTGTGTCTAAAACTCTGACTGATTTCTCAGGTTCTATTGTTTGAAAAATTTTTGGTTTATTTTTGTTCTCCTCCATCTCTTGGAATATCGCTTTTCAATTTTCGCTGCAAATATACGAAATTTTTTCAACTTTGTCAAGTGTTTTTGTGAAATTTTTTCAATTTTTCTGCAATTTTCTACATAACTTCCTGAAAATCAGCTAATTTTCAAAAAATTTCCTAGTTTCCTAGAACTAGCTAGTTTCTTAGAACTATTTTACTAGAATTACTAGTTAAATTAAACTAGCTAGTTCTACTAAATTATTATTTCTGAAATAATGTATTTCCTAGTGACTGGTCTGACAATACTACTACCATATTTGTCACTATTCTGACAACGCATTTACAATAACCTTGACTTCTGTTTAAGATGAAAGTATTTCACTTGAACTGATGTTCTTCGTAGAAAGGTATCAAGGTCAGAGTATAGTAGTGGCAGAAATATTGTAGTAATGTTGTACCAGTGTAGTACCAGAGTCTGGTAGTGTGGTAATATAGTAGTAAATTCTGAAAAAAATAGGATGAAAAATCAGTTCAGAAGAAAAAACTGGTGAAAAATATTAAAATTGAAGAAATATTTGTTTATAAATAGCAAATTCTGCATAAAGTACTCTCTCATAAGCAATCTCTCAAGGGTGAGCCCCCCCTCCCCCCAAAAAAATTCATCTTGTTACTAAGATTGAGATGTGGGGAGTGAGTATGTCTGTAACCACTACGCTTAGTGGTTTAAGGAGTTTTTTGATAAGTTTTTTAACACTTACCCTGCAGGTGTATTTTAGTGATTTACTCTCTCAGTATAAATCTACACCACGCTGTCGCGACTATGATTTCCTATTTGTACTTTCTTAACAGCCACCCTTTGAGCACTTTGCTTCCGGAAGAGCCCCGCAAAGATTTATGCACCCATTTGACCAATTCAAAATGCTCTTTTTACTTGAAGTTTAGACGACAGCTTCTCGCTTCGTATGCACACTTACATACCCACTTATTCATCTGCCTGCTCCTTTTTGTGTAGAACACCCTGTCCTCTTAACAAAAAGATAGTCATTGTCTACCCGCTCCTCATTATTCCTTTCAAAACTACCATCATCGCGACTGATGATATTCGTACCGCTGTTTCAATTAATACTCTTGTTAGAAAAAGCTCAACCTTCCAAAGCCAAAATCTTTTACATTACGTTTCCGAAAACTCGAACCAAACATTCTGAAACAATCCCTTGTAACAAAAGTAGTTCTACAATTCTTACGTGTCAACAAAGAGCCTCTACCTTCTCCCTGAAGTGCTATCTCAGCAGTCCCTCCTCCGCTTATGTCCTGACCTTATCACTTAAGCCGCAACTTAAGTCACAGAAATTATAACCCCCCTCTGCTCTTGGTTTTACCCAATGGAAATGAGCTTGGTCTTAGCTATAACTCTTGCGGTCGTCTTGTTTTCCGCTTAATAAGGGATTCTTAATTACGGAGCATTTCATCGCATACTCCTAAACTATTTGAAAGTCATAACCCAAGTCGTTTGACATATCAAGTTATTATGTCGAAACTCACAATACACTATGTAAGTGTTTATAAAAACGTCAAGTTAATGCGTTTCACAACCTCCTCACAGAAGTCTGTTGAGCTCCTTTATCGGCATAATTCGGGGGCAAAGATACAACATTTTTTCATTCTTGTCAAGTGTTTTTGAAAAAAAAATTAAAAAAATTTGTTTTTGTTGAAAATTGTTTGTAATTTTGCCCCGAAAAAACTAATTGACGATATGAAGATTTTAGGTGTAGACCCAGGTACAATACAAACAGGTTGGGTGCTTTACAATAGTGTTTCTCACTCTGTGGAAGATAGTGGAGTGAGTGATAATGACGATTTCTTGAATGATTTGATAGGAAAATTAGATTATGACATAATGGCAATTGAAAGGATTGCTAGTTATGGAATGCCGATTGGTGCTGAAACGATTAGAACTATTGAATACATTGGTCGTTATTGGCAAAAAGTTGAGGACATTAAGTCTGATAGGTCGAAAGTTGAGTTGTTCTACAAAAAAGTGGATATAAATCCGACAATTTGTGGTAGCAACAAAGTTAAAGATGCTAATATTCGTCAGGCTTTAATGGATATGTTCCCCAAAACTGGGGGAGGTTCAAATCCTTCTGTTGGTACGTCTAAACAACCTGGTGTGTTGTATGGTATAACCACACACAAATGGGCAGCACTTGCCGTTGCTGTTACTTGTGCGATAAAAAATAAACTAATAGAAATTAAAATTTACTAAGATGGATTTAGAAACTTTTGCAAAATTTTATAAAACAGATTTCAATCTGTATTATGTTGCAGACTACAGACGAAATGTTAAAAGTGGTTTTTATTATTATAGAGCTATAGAACTCATAGAAAAGAATAGAGATGTTGTTTTCTTCTTTTCTGATAGTGTGATGACTTGGGAGTCTCTTTGTGCTGAATTTAAAAAGCTCTTTAAAGAGAATGAAGGTTATTTTAAAAGTAACTTTAGGGATTTTAACTATGAGTTAAAACATAATTTTATAAATTATTGTTGGGTCAAGGTTCGAATTAACCAAGTTAAAAAAGTTGTAAGGGAACTGAAAAATTATAATCCTGAGAAAAACAACAAAAGTGTGACTAAAACCAAAAATAGTAGTAAGTCAGCTAAAAAGAAAAATAAGAAATGATAAAAGCAATTATTGCCATAACTTTATTTCTGTTGGTTGCTTGGTTTCTTCTTAAGGAGCGTTATGAAAACCGAAAGAATTTTTAAAAATTACATTTTTGTATTTTCTTTTAGAATGTTGTAATTTTGTAATTTCTAATAAATATAAAAGTGAAACTAAGCAATCAACAGGTAAAAAGATTAAAAGAGCTCTACAGAAAAAAGGGGAACATTACTGAGGCTTCTAAAATGTTAGCCACAGAGTTTTGTTTCCCTTACGATGATAAAATAAGACGGCATTGCTCAAGAATTTTGGAGCATTCTAATATAACAAACAACAAGATAAGATTGGAGGATTCGCCTTCTTTTAAAGAAGCCTCTAAGAGAGAGTTGAATAGTAAAAAATACTATATAATAACTTGGGAACAGAATGAAACACCTTTACACAAGGACTTCTTCAATAATATTCTTGCCTACAAGGAATTTTTAGGAGCTGAATTAAGTGTTATTTTGGGTAGATATAAAAACCCAACTTCTGTGTTTACAGATTCAAAGAATGAAAATTGGAATGAGGAAACTCGCCCATATTGGGACGCAAGAGAACACAACATACACAAATACTTAAAAATCCTTGCCAACATTAAAATATCTCCAACACGTAAGTATCCTCTGACAGGTATTCAGGACCTAGCTGATAACAAGACAGTAATTGTGGGTCACCCCAAGTTACACCTGAAAACAGAGCCTACACTTGCTAATTATCCTAACAGAATTATACTAACAACAGGTGCGGTAACAATGCCAAACTATACAGATAGTGCGGTGGGTGTTATTGGTGAGGGTTCTCACAAATTCGGTTTTGTTATAGTTGAAATAGAAGACGATGAGACATTCTTCATTCGCCAAGTTGAAGCAAAAGAAGATGGTTCTTTTATAGACTTGTGTTATCAGGTTGAAAATCAACAAGTTAGTGTTGTGGATAAGGCGTTGGGGTTGATTTGCGGGGACACTCACTTAGGTCATTTAAACCCTGAGATAGATAAGCAGAATGATTTGTTGTGTGAGTTTTTCAATGTTGATAATGTGGTACTTCACGACATTATTGATGGTGAGAGCTGCAACAATCATAAAATAAAATCCGCCATAGAGCAATTCAAACGTTTTGATAAAGGAGAACACTTGATACACAAAGAGTTAGAAAATCTTTCTACTTGGGTTAAAACTAAGTTGAAGTATAAGCCTGTAGTACCTCAAGCCAATCACAACAGCAGATTTGACAGAATTTTAGATGAGGATTGGCGGAAAGATATTCATAATGCTAAGTTCTACTTAGAATTTACCAAAAAGGTTTTGGACGGAGAGGTTCAAGATGGAGTTGTTGCTTATTGGTTAAAACATCATTTTGGAGATGAGGTTATAACCTTAAAACACACAGACAGCTTCAAAATAGGTAAATACGAATGTTCCCAACACGGAGATAATGGCTCAAACGGTGCTAAGGGTTCGCCTGTGACATTTAGAAATCTTGGTATTCCTATCGTGCTTGCGCACACCCACACACCCTACAGGGCTGACGACACGCTCTACGTGGGTACTAATACAGAATTACTCCTTGACTACAATCAGAAAGGTGCAAGTTCCTGGGTCCATTGTAATGTACTGATTGCTAAAAACGGATTGGCTCAACATATAATATTCAACAATTATAAATTTACAACTTTTAAACAATTAAATTTTTTATAACGATGAGAAAATGGATTGTGCGCTTGTTTGCGCTAAATTATGTAGTGAAAATTGGTGGAAAACCTCACAACTTCACTCGTTCTGCTAACTTTATATTCCCTTCATTGGCTTTGACTATGGTTTCTTCGGCTTATCATTGTCCTTATTGGTGGATTGCTCTATTGTTGTTTTTGTTTTTTGCGTTTTTCGGATTTATGTATTTCCGTTTTAAACCTCTGACAAATGATGACATTCGCTATTTTGACGAGCCGCAACTTCAGGCTTGGTGGTTTATAAATAACTACCGATACAAAACAGAACTCAAAAAATACAATGGGTTGTGGGTTGTTCTTATAAATCCTATAGTTTTTATCGCGCTGGTAGTTATTTTGTTTTTACGCTTTTCTTAATTATCTTTGTACAATTGTAATTTGTAAATTGTTGAAAAGATGAACATACAAAATAAATGTTGCTCTGAGCGAGTTATATCTGAAACCCCTTACCGTCCTCAACCTTGCAGACCTGACCCTTGTGGTTGTAAAGGTTTTATAGGCACTGAATGTGTTATCTATGACGGCAAAGGATTTCGGGTGATAAACCTACCTAAAGGTTCTACACTTCAGGACATCTTGGAGTGGGTTGATAATCAGCTTTTTAAGATGATTAATGACGTATTAACATTCCGTAACTTGGGAGATGGTGTTAAGGTTTATAAAGCTCGTTCTGCGGATGGATACTACGACTTCAGGTCACTTAAGTCGAGTAATACCAAAACAGCTGATTTTACTCAGTTAGATGAGGTTATAAATCTTGAGGTTTTTGAACCCCTTCTTAAATATGAGGCAGGTGGAAATATCATTATGTACACCAAGTCTAAAGCGGGCGTTGAGTTAGAGATTTGCCGTATAAAGATTTCTGACATTGCGGGAGATGATATTCATATCAGTAATATCACTACCTCTGATGGAAACCTTGTTTTTACCTACAACAAAACCAAATCTCCAATCACAATACCTATTGCTCGTTTCTTGAGTGATTATTTCGGTACGTCTTTGGAATTGCAAGGTACTGTTTTGAAACTGAAAAGAAGTGGCGGTGATTTATCTGTCGATTTAGCTTCACTTGCTGTAGATACATACACAACCGCCTTGACTTTAAATCAGCGAACTCTTGTGCTAAAACAGAACAATGGTCGTCAGGATTTAACTGTGGACCTAGCAGCTTTAGCTTCTCCTGCGGCAGTGGATACTTATGTGACAGGTTTTTCATTGAGTGGTAATGTTATTACGCTTTCTCAGAACAATGGGAAACAGCCTATTACTATAGACTTGAGTTCTATAAGTATCAATGGGGATAAGCACGTGACGGGTGTGTCATTTGATGGTCAAACTTATACGTTGGTTATTACTCGCGCAGGCTTGCCAAACATAGAGGTTAATCTTTCCGCCTTAAAACCTGTAAATTCCGATTTTACAGAAGACAAACAGGATAAACCATCGTTTGTTAAGAATAAAAACAAGTATAAAGACATAACTACTGATTACACCATCAACTCTTTAGATAATAACATAAATATCTATATAAAGAATGAAGCTCGTAATATAACGATTACTGTACCGAATGCTTCAACATTGACGAATACTTTAGAGGCTAATAATGCGTTTTTTACCTCATTTACTCAAGTTGGTACAGGTACTGTCACTTTTGTAGGGCAGACACTTATTCCAACAGGTAAGAAGGCAGTGATTGAGGGTCAGGGTCACGTTGCGGCTGTTGAGGCTACAAGGGATACAACTTTCGTTTACGGTAATTTAAAACAAGCGTAATTTTTCTTCAGAAAAGTTTGTGGGTTAAAAATATTTTGGTAATTTTGCCGCGAATTAATAATATTAAAATTTATGACAGCAGAGTTATTAAAAAAGAAAGAAGACATTTATTTAAAAGTCTTAACTCAGTTAAATGAAACGTTTGACCCTGAAAACTTTGACGAAGAGGTAGTTACGAATAGAACATACGCTTCCTCAAACGAGGGAAATTTAGAAAGACCAAGTTTCACATTCAAGCGTTATCTCTATAGAGGAGACCGTTTGTATGTGAAACTTCCTTTATTTTGGGAGAATGATATTCCCAAAGTTGGAACTCAAATCTTAGATTGGGGTTATTCTCTAACTACAATGATTAGTTGGGGAGAAACCTCTACAGAAAAAGAAGACGGCTTAAATAGGTGGAAAGTAGAAATGCGTCTTAAAGGTATAAATCCTGACGAATATGCTCAGGAACGCGCTGATTATGGAACACTTATGCACTATTCGTTCTCACTACTACTTAGCGATTTTGAGTTCAAAAAAGAAACATTTCAGAAAGACTTGTACGACCAAGCACTAACAGATAAAGTGCTTAAAAAATCAAGATTAATTTTCATCATTGACAAGTACTCAATGCACTTGTGGAATAATCTTATCGGTTTTTGTAAATTTATTTCAGATTACAATGTAAAACCAATAGCTACAGAGTTGGTGGTTATGGATAAGAATTTACTTGCTGCTACTCCTGTAGACCTTTTGTGTTATATTGAAGAGCCTGTTAAAATATCGGCTGTTGTTCCCACAGGTGAGTTCTACCAGCGTGATGTAAAAGGTGTAGCTAAGAAAGGAGACCCTAAGACAAAAGCAAAAACCTTTATTGTACCCATAAAGAAAATAGCTATAATTGACTTTAAAGCTGGTACGAAAGGTTTCTACGATGCTTATTACTTCCAACTACAATGGGGTGCTCAAATGCTCAAGCAGACATACGGAATTGAGGCTGAAGTCTTATTCAACTACTCACCAAAAGATGAGATGGGTACAATGTACAAGGTTAAAAAACAAATGGGGAACGAGAAACTAGATACCTTATTCCCTCTATTGCAAGAGACTGCTTGCATACATCTTCTGCATAAATTCAGAAATGGGATTGAAATCTTTAATGACGAATTGGATAATTCTAAGACTATAACCTTTAAAGCTGTAAAACCAAACAAAGGTCAAGAGGGTTACAGAATTGAAGGTGACGAAATTGTCTTAGAAGACGGATACAGATTCAACTACAAGGAAATTTTAGATAAAGATGGCTATACAGAAGACACCGAAGAAGAAGGAGGAAACGAAGAATAAAGTTTTATTCGGGGACACACCTCGCTTTGGTCTTGAAAAGTATAAAGGTTTAAAATCTCGTTACACTTGCCCCTCCTGTGGCAGACATCATTCTTTTGTGAGGTACATAGATAAAGTGACAGGCTTGTACATAGGAGAGCAATTTGGCAGATGTAACAGAGAGACATCTTGTGGTTATCACCTTGTTCCTAAGATTTCAGATTTACCTAAAGACGCTCCACTTGTTGTAAATAACAACGAGATAAAGGAAGAGTTCATAGAGAAAGATTTTATTAATGTTATTGATTCTAAGTTTGTGATTAAGAGTTTGGAGGAAACTCTAAACTCTTTCACCTACTTTTTATACAATAACTTTCCTAAAGAAAGTGTTGATTTAATAATTAAGAGATACTATCTCGGAACTACAGACAAATGGGGTGATAGGGCTGTTATATTTTGGCAAATAGACCAAGATTACAACAGCAGAACAGGTAAAATAATGCTGTACAATAGGGAAACAGGTAAGAGAGTTAAAGAACCAATCAACAGAATAAGTTGGGTTCATAGACCAAACAAAAGCTGTGAATATGGAAATACCTATGATTATAACTTGTCACAAGTGTTTTTTGGAGAACATTTGGTAAATACACCTAATGTGGATACATTTCACATAGTAGAAAGTGAAAAAACTGCTGTGATATGTTCTATAATGAAACCTGAAAGCTATTGGTTGGCTACGGGTGGATTAAACAACATAAAAGGTGAAAAGCTGTTACCTTACGCAGATAAGAAACTAATATTTTATCCAGATAAGGGAGACGCTTTCAACAAGTGGCAAGCAAAGTTATCTGAATTTATAGGTGAATATGACATAGAGGTTAGTGATTTTCTCGAAAAACAAAAAAATGTAAAAGAAGGAGAAGATATGGCTGATTACTTACTTAAAAAACTCAAACAAAGAAATGGGACTAATAACAAAGGCGGTTGATTTGGTGAATGTTGCTGTGAGGCAAATTCAAAGGTATCAAACACACGAGGACGCGCCTATAAAAACACGTTTTGAACATTTCAACGCCAATGCTCTTGGTGGTATTTTCAAAGGGAATATCATAACAATTGGTGCTATTTCGGGCTCAGGTAAGTCTTATGTTTTACAACAGATAGAAGAAGATATGTTTAATAAACAGTTAAATCCCAGTTGTGATGATTATGTGCTGCTTAGGTGTAACTGGGAGATGACTGTTTTTAAACTGCTTATTCGGAAGTTAAAACGAAAACTTAGGAAATCTGCTACCGAGATACTTTTTAAATCACCTGAAGGTGATGATTTAAACAGATTTAAAGATGTGTGTGATAGCGAAAGGTCTGATAAAATTTTCTACTTAGAAGACCCTACTGACCCTAAAACTTGGTACGATGCTGTTCGTGCATTTTTAGAAGAAAATAAACATAAAAAACACGTGGTGGTTACAATCGACCACATTGCGTTAGTTCGTGATGTTTTCGGTAGTAAAAAGACCGCTATGGACACTTTAATTGAGAATATCAATATGTTAAAAAAGGAATTTGTAAATGTTTCTTTTATAATATTGTCTCAATTAAACCGAGATATTGAAAATAGGACGGATATACAGAATTTAGCACCAAAGCGTTCAGACTTGTACAACTCGGATACAATCTTTCACATCTCAGATATTGTCCTTGTACTCCACAATCCTTTTAAACTGGGTCATAGTCTTTATATGAACATACCAGGTTTGGCTGTGGACTCTGAGGGCAATACGTTAGACAATAGGTACGCCCACCTACACGAGTATATGGAGCGGGTTGATAACAAATGGACGCACTTTTTGACTGCAGGGAATGTATTTTGGCACTACCTTAAGGTTCGTGAGCTTGAGGACAATTACATTGACATAGCTGTTGAGCCTTTCTTACTATCAGACGGAAGAAGATTGACAGCGTCAGTTAATACGGCAGGTTCAAAACCTCAAGACACTAAAACTAAGAAAAAGGAAAATATGCCTGATTTATTTGGCGATGACGAAGATGACGATGTTCCTTATTAGTTTAAGTTGTAGGTTGTAAACACTCATTAGTGTGACCTAAGTTTAATTTAGGTTATCTTTTAACATATTGGTTTTTTTAACTTACTATAAATCAGGCGGTACGGTAAAACACCGTATCGCTAATTTGAATGGGATTCTTCCAAATGGTTTGTTGTGATGAAGGGTGTCCGCATTACAGACATCCTTTTAAACAACTGAAATTTTTCAATTGCGGATGATGTACTTTCAAATCACCCCATCTTATATTTTAAATGCGTCATTAGTGATGACGGTGTGATAATCAGAAAGTTAATTTATCCCAATGTGATTAGTTTATAAAAAATGGTTGTTTTTGCAACTTTGTTGGTTGTTATAAATAATTATTAAAATTTTATTTATATTGTGTATTATGAAAAACGAAATTAAAATTTTTGAAAATCCTGATTTTGGTCAGGTGAGGGTGATTATCGAAAATGGTGAACCCTTGTTTGTAGCTAAAGATGTTGCTGTGTTGTTAGGTTATCAAAACCCAACAGAAGCTATTGCAACTCATTGTAAATCAGGCGACATAGAGAAACGCTATGTCGCTCATTTGAACGGAGTAGGTGGTACAAAGTTACAGGTCATAAAGGAAGCTAACTTATATAGGTTGATAATGCGTTCTAAATTACAGAATGCTGAAAAGTTTCAAGATTGGGTTGTTGAAGAAGTACTTCCATCAATTCGTAAAACAGGTAGCTACTCGATAAAGCCGATGTCTCCCGCTGAGATAATTATTGCACAGGGGCAAGCCCTTTTGGCATTAGAACAAAAACAATTAGAGTTGCAGGAAGCTCAAAACAGACAAGCGAAAGACATTGAGTACTTGAAAACAAAAGCGGTTCACAGACCTGATTATTATTCTATAATAGGTTTCGCGAACAAAGTGAAAATCAAGGTGGGTTTAGAGAAGGCTAAGAAACTTGGTAAAATGTGTGTGAAACTCTGCAAGGAAAAGGGTTATACAACAGAGAAAATTGATGACCCTCGTTTTGGTTACATTCGCACTTATCCTCACGATGTCCTTGAGGAGATTTTTGCAAAAGAGTACAATATAAGTTTCGACTAGTCTGTTTTAAGTCCAAAATGAAAAAAGATGTTTATTTATTAGACATAGAGGTTTATAGAAATTTATTTTTTGTAGGTTGTAGAAATTATAGAACAAAGGAGGATTTAACATTTGAAATGTCTCCGAGAAAAGACCAACGTAAAGAACTATATGAGTGGTTATCCAACTACAATGGTTTTATGGTTACATTCAATGGTCAGCACTATGACGAGGTTGTTCTTAAATATTTTTTAAAACAATACGATGAAGAATTTGCCTATTGTTCTACTTCCAACCTTACCTTTTGGATAAAACAAATGTCTGACAAGGTGATTGGTGAAAAATATAATGATTACAAAGAATACAAGTGGTTTAAGACAGGTTGGACTTCTATAGACTTAATGTGTTATTGGTCTAGGGGCTTAAGGATTTCTAAACATATTAGTTTGAAAGCGTTGGCTATTCAACTAAATTATGACGAAATCCAAGAGTTGCCTTACACTCCTGATTATGTGTTTAAGACGAATGAGGAGATAGAGTGGTTGATACGCTATAATATGCGTAATGACTTGGGTGTGTTGGAAAAACTGTACGTCAAGATGCGTGGTGATGTTGAATTGCGTCACTACCTGCTCAAGGAATACAAAATTGAGTGTTGGAGTATGGACGCGCCTAAGATTGCTTCAGAATACTTACTTGAGGACTATTGTAGAAAAACATATAACAAAGATAGTGGGGTTTCTTATTGGGAGTATAAAAGGGAGATAAGAAACAGAAGGTATGAACCAAAGCCTTTTAAATTAGGTTCTTACTTACCTGAAGTGCATTTTAAAACTGAAATTTTCAAAAACGTTTATGAGGGTTTCAGAAATTGTTCAGGGCAATTCAAAATGGAAATTCCGTTTGTTAAGAATAGCACAAGGGTTATGTTACTACCATCTGTTGGAGGGATACATTCTGTGAATGACAATGAAATTCACGAAAGCATTGGTGATTACGTGTTGTTAGACGCTGATATTGCCTTAACACAATGGGGCAATTAAAATTTCCGAAATTGACGGGGACTTCCTTAGAGCCTTACCTACCAACCTTCACAGAAATGAAAAAGGGGACAAGCTAACCACTTGTGTATGGTAATAAAGGTAAGGATTGGATAATCCGCAGCCAAGCCTCCTTCGGGAGGAAGGTTCACAGACTATAATGGAAACACTTTTTAGTGAAGGGATAGTCGGGCTTTTATTGAAAGATAAAAGATGGGTAAGCATTGTACCCAACATTGTTTATACAATATGGTTTCTTACGTGGAGACCTCAAGATAGTTTTAGACAAGTACTTAGAAATAAAAGACGATAGGATTGAAGCTAAGCACTCAGGGAACAAGAAAAAAGACAAGTTTTTAAAATTAGTCCTTAACAGTAAATTAAATGCTGCATAGTTGAGAAATCAACTATTGAAAATCGGGAGAATTGCTGGAAAATCTTGGAGAAGACAATCAGCAGCCGAGCCAAACTTAGGATAAAGGAGTTTGGAAGGTTCAACGACTACGAGAATGAGCCTAACAATAATTTCTCGCACGAGTACCCGACACCCCACGTGGGTGAAGATATAGTCTGGACTGCGTAAATAACTCAAAAAATAGAAAACGCAGAGGTGAAAGATAAAGAACTTTCACGATAACAAAACGTTTAGTGGATTAGCAGATTGTCCTACATCTTGGCTTTACTCTCCTGAAGAGATTTTAGCTTTGCGTGTAACAGGTCAGCTTATACAGCTTAGGTTCATAGAAGAACTTGCGGAACTTGATGGTTGCTCTGTGTTCTTTACTAATACAGATGGTACAACTGTCAAAATAAGAAAAGACCTTATTCCAGAATATTGTCGAATAGCTAAGTCGATAGAGAAAGAATTTGGTGTTACTTGGGAATTTACAATAAACAAAAAGATGATTTTCTCTAATACAAACTCTTATATATCTTTGATAGAGGAAGAGTTTATGTTGGACGATAATTGTAATTTTATTTCTCATAAAACAGGTCTTAACAAGATAAAAAGGAAAGGCTCTGTATTTAGATATGGTGATGATATTCCTTTAGGTGATAGTGTGAATATGCAAGTTATACCAAAAGCTCTTGAGGCTTACTTTTTGAAAGGTATTCCTTTGACTGAATTTATAGGAAATCCTGAAAAGTATGACTTGACAATATTTGATTATTGTGTTGCTAAAAAAGTTTCTAGGAACTGGGAAGTTTATTGGGGAGACGAGAAAGTTCAGAACATCAATCGTTATTTTTTTGTTAGAACAGGTAGGTATCTCAATAAAAGAGAGGCTGTTTCAAACAGATTTCTACAAATGCACAAGGATTGTGGTGTGGAACTCTTAAATACCTATAACCCTGATAGACATATTACAGATTATCCTATAAATGTGAATTACTATACAGCTATAGCAAGAAAACTTGCATTAGAAATGGAAGTTAGTAAGCGTGAATTAGATTTATTTAGTCAAGATTTTGTCGTAAATTAGTTGCATTTTTGCGACAAAATCTTACATCTTTGAAAAAAATTTGTAAAAAAGTTTGCAAGTTATAATAAAAGTTTGTAATTTTGCCGCGTTTTAAAGATAGTAGTTTATGGAAAAAGATTTTAGCGGCTTACCTATGCCTAAGTTAGTTTTCAAAATGTGTCTGAAAGGTGCGCTAATTGCAGGTTCGAGAGCAAATAAGGTTTTCGATTCTTTCAACATTCTTAACGGGCGAGATGGGATTTTCAAAGGCTTGAACCCTGACTCTGATTGGAACTTACTTGTTCCTTACGAATGTTGGGGCGATGTGAAGTTGTTAATACCTGAAAATGCCACTATTAACTCTTTTGGTGGTTTTAAGTTTAAAACCTTAAACTCTGACGGAAAGACGCTTGTTGAAGTAGATGTTTGGTGCGATAACCCTATCACATACTTGAGTAATGGCTATGATGTCGTTATGGTTTTACTTGACTACAGAAGTAGAAGATTTTTTACATCTTCTTTTTTCTAAAAGATTACAATTACAACAAAAACTATGAAACTAAAAGATGTTAAAGACAAAATAGAAAACTACTTCAGTAATGCGGACCCAGATAATCTCTATGAGAAAGCTCTGAGGAATGGTTTTAAGGAGGTTAAGAAAACTCCTTTAAAACTTTTTGAGGAGTCTTTGAATAAGATTTCCGATGAAGATTTCGCCAAACTTTTAGACGAAATGGAAAACGACCCTGAAGGTTGCGGAATAACTATCGGGGAGTTTGTGGAAAAATTTAGTAATTTAAAAATAATTTATATATAATTTTATGAAACCTGTACAGATTGTAACAATTAAAGCTAAAATACCTCTTTACAAGAAAGAGGATTTAGCAAGCAAGGTGGAACTCATAGCTCTAGAGGAGACTGGGTTCGAAATTGTGGCGCAGAAAGATTTGTATA